GATAGGGCTTTAATGCCTGAGGGTATGCATCGAGAGGTATACGGTATCTAGTGTGCGCGAGTCGTCGTAGACACTGAATATACAAGCTGGCAACAATTTCAATAACTTACAACGTGATATTGCACGGTTTTACGTCGTGCACATTTTGAAAGGTGACAATTTACGATACAATGACTGACATTTTTTGTCACTGTGCATCAATTTGCTCGGTTTTATGACGCAGCTTTAACGCTCTGTGTCATGACAAATCGGTCAACAATGACACAGTGCAACATGACAAAACTGTCAAGTAGATGACAAATCGGTCAACCCCGTGTTGACAAATCGGTCAAGTGATATTTGCCATTAAAAGGAGTGCCGGCCTGCGTATGCTAAAGAACCGCGCACGTGAAATTAGATGAAGCATGACATGTGCACACAGTGTGTACGGTGTATGCACATAAAGAAAAATGTAGGGGGGAAAAATACCCCGTGAAAGTGAAGAGAAACATGAAACGTAAAACAGAATACTACCGCGGGCATTTTATTGAAAGTGTTGATGCATTCATAGGGTTTAGTAATGTAAAGCGGTGGCGGATTATCCTGAATCATGCAAGCGGTGAAACCACGACACACAAGCTAAAGACAAAGCGTCTATCCCGTGAATTGATTGATAATCACGTGGAACATAGAAAACAGACTAGTGCGGAAAGGACACCAGAACAACGGAGGAAGTTGACGCATCACAGAGGACCTAAAACAGGCTACTTGGAGACCGGTAGAAAGTTAAGCTTGTTGAACTTGGACCGAGCGGCTCGTGATGTGTGGGAGTTGGTATGAATAACTACAGCTTAAAGACGTGGGATTGCTTCGGGAGATCTCGGACTAGGTCTAATTTGCCCTACAGGTTTGCCTGGATTCTGGCTACCCGTGGAGGGTTCAGCAAAGCCCAGGTGGTGGATGAATGGGGGATTGTGTGTCTGGAGGTCAAGGAATGGATGTAGAGGATGTAATTGGTGGGGTAATTGTCATCGGAATTGGGGCGCTTGGCGTCCTATGGATGGTGATAGTATGAGTCAGACATATCAGGCTGAGGAGTGGGTGCAGTTTTTAACAGCGGACAAACTTTCAAATAAAGACGTGGGCGGTTTGCATGAATTGACCACGCTTTGTGGGGGGGATTTTGAAAGGCATGTTAACGGGTTAGACGTATCCGGCTTTGATGATAATAACGATCATATAACTTACCTTGTGTATCAGGAATGGAGTGGGGGTGGCGTAGGATTCTGGTGCACTGCGCTAGATTTTCATGAGCCCACAAAAACGATTCTAGAATCGTTTGGGCGCAAGGTGAACAACGGAAGCCTATGCAAACGAATATACGAGTTATTGTTAAAGGTTGACTATCAAATAAGCTCCGCGATGCCTGAGGATTAATAAGGTAACAACGAAACCGAAACTGAAACGAAACGAGAAACGATGAAAGTAAAGAAATCAGCGGTAAACCATAAGAGAATTCGAAAAGTGTATTCTGAGGCCGAAGAGATGGCCCGTGGGATGCTGGATCATCTCCGATGCGAAATATCGAAAGTTAAACACAGGGTAGGACGGGGGAAAAAACCCACGGGTAACTACAAACTAGTTTTGACCGCTCGATTACTAGAGGAAATGTTAGGAGAGAAAGTCACGATAGGATCGTTTAACTTGCCCGCCATTGTCACTTGTCCAGGCGCTATGGACTGTATGACGTACTGCTACGCGATGCAAGGTCGATTCGCTATGACTCGTACCCAGGCAATAAGGTTTAGAAACCTAATCAGTCTTAAGGAGTGTGGCGATATGGTGAAACTGTTAACGAGAGAATTCGTGTCCTGGATTGTAGGGAATGTAGGAGATGATGGTATAGCAGTTTTGAGATTGCATGATTCAGGGGATTTTTTCAGTCAAGAGTATATTGACGCAATAGCGCAAGCGGTAGAGCGAACACGCGAACTGGTACCGGCTATGCTAGGGCATGACGTCAAGTTCATTCCGTATGCATATACGAAATCGTTGAATCTCGACTTGACGTCACTAGTGAATGCCGGAGTTAAATTAACGCAGAGTCACGGGGGGAAATTCGATCACCTGATAGACGAATCATTACCGATTGCTCAGGTATTCGCCAAGGGCGCTGAAATACCAGATGGATGGATAGACGGTCAAAGCGAGGAGTACGCTGATACTCTAGCGATTCTAGGTCATAAGCGGATCGCATTGAGTTACCACGGCAATGCGACACAACCGGACCTGCTGAGGGACCGACAAGTAGAACTTTATCAAATAGCAGGATAACAAGGGGGAAAGAAGATGACACTCGAAGAAATACAACAACGACTAGTAGATAGTGCCCGCGCGGCAATATTCGATGAACTTAAAGAAATGAGACTCAGCCAAGCCGAGGCATCGAAGGCGATGCGCGCAGTGGCAACACATCATGAAAACTTGTACGGTCGCTTGGCGGTCGCGCTGACTGAATATATTTCATACTTGGGGGAACCATGAGTAGTGACAACTGGTATACAGAGGACTGCGAGACATTCGCGGATTATAAGTTCAAACGAGAACAAATCATAGAGGATCTACTGTCTGCATTGAGAGTGAAACGTAAGGCATTCGAACAGCGTACAATCACATTTGATGAATGGCTTCATGAGCGTAGAATGATTGTAAGAGAGTCGGAGTTTCACGGGGTAACCAGTGAACTGTTAGAGAGGCTAGGTGAATCATGAGCGAGAGAATAGAACTAGTCCAATAATAGAACGAAAGTGAAGGGGAAAAATGAGAAGCATTAGACATGTGAATTTGAAAGATGAAGACTTCGACAAAAGTAAGTCGATCAAGATTGAGCAGGATGAATTCTCGATCACCATCAGTCAGGCGGGTCGAGAGTTGTTTGGCATTCAATACAATGCCGAGATTGACACAATACAGATTGTCAAGTGGGATGATGACGGAGATGTTGTGGAGGAAATGTCACACTATATAAACCACTACATTGACGTGAGTATAACTTGCGCTGAGACGGGGGGAAATGTCACCGTACCGCAGGACTCGCTGAGATACTCGGTCTGCTGGTCCGATGATAAGGATGACTACGTGATAGAGGAAACCAGGGCAAAGGACGTGCTGAGAAATGTTCCGACGTTCAAGAGTGAATATCTTGCTCGAATGGATTTACAAGAATTTCTAAACAGAGACTAATAACAGTCTGAAAGTGAAGGGGAAACCATGAAGCTTAACAAAACAGAACAACGAATCATGAATCAAGCAAGAGGGCGCAGCCGGGAATGGGCGCTCGACATACCAAACGGATACTACACTAACGGCCGCTTATGGGTGACCTATGAAGAGTGGCATAAGGACGGGGTGAAAAAAATCCGGGGTAAGCGGTACCAAAATGCTATCGAATCGCTTGCCAAGAAAGGTCTAATCGGATTCACTTATGGGTGGGGTCAATACAACCATTGGACCGGAAGTTCAGCAGGTAAGGGTATGTGCTGGGATGTCAGGGTAAAGTACTTCACAGTGTGGGATAAAAAGTACCAAGAAAAACTAGAGTCTGAAGAACCTAGAAAACCATTAGGCAACCTGGAAATAGTCTATCACCCAGAAACAAGAACGTTCACAACCACTAGCTTGGAGGCATAGGCAACATGAGTAAGCCAAGAATAATCGAGCCAAGATATTCTCGGGACTTCACAACCGAGGATACGCGAGAGGTCGAGTTGACCTATACAGCGAAAGTTAAGGTGAGAATCCAAGCGAATGATTCGCTCAGTGGATATGACGTAGACATCGACATGGTGAGCTTCTATGACGAGGCGTTCAGCAACGCGATTGAGGCTTCGATGTTTTACATTTCAATGCAAGACAAGTTCTGCAGCATCGACATCAAAGTACAAGACTCAAACGTAGGAGAGGACTAACATGAAAAATCAACTATACGCCGGAGACAATGGTAGAATATTTTGCGAAGAATGTGCAGGTATGGCTGCTCGATCAAGCGGAATGAAACGAGACCTATCAGGCACAAAGATCCTCAAAATTACACCAGCAGATCAAGACTACTGGATCAAGGAATTTGGGTCGCCAATGGAATGCGAGGGATTTCGATGCAAGTAACGATTCTCGAGTAGCACATGCACACACATGTGCAGCTCTGTGCAGCTCTGTGAGAACTTGTGCCCATTTGCGGCACCATTGTTCACCTTGTGTTCGATGGTGCTACATGTGGTTACATGTGACCAAACGTGAAAATCTGTGTGCTCATGTGGTTGGCATGGAGCTTGCTACGTGTGTACGCTCGCACTCGGGGGTGACGTGCGGGGGTGACGTGTGCGTGCTCCATGACTTCGCGTGTGGACGTGCGTGCCCTCGAGTACGGGGGCGGGCTCCACGATCTCGCGGGCGGACATGTGTGTGCTCCACGATCTCGCCTGCGTGAGACTCGCGAGGGGGGGAAGTATTAGAGAAAACATAAAGCCTCTTTTCGGGGGGGGAAATTGAAGGAGAACAAGATGAGAATTAGATGCTCAGAAATAGAATGCGAAAGTAGGGACGGCTGGGAAACGTACGGGTTTCCTGAACCTAGTTGCCCTTCATTTTCAGTTACAGTATCGCTGGATCAATACAGACGACTCGGCTCACCCATCGAGGATCGCGTAATGAAATGGGCTCCAGGTTGCTTTACCTGCAACTATTGCAACAGCGAGGCGGAGGATTTCAATGAGGAGAAATGAATATGAGTTCAATGAGATAAACGATGAGTTTAAACTCCGAGTACTAGACAACCATTATCGGGCTGCATACGAGTGCAACTCGCTGTCTCAGTTTGATGATCTTTATTATGAGCTGCTCGAGAACCCTGAGAAGTTAGAGCAGCTCTTAAAGGATGAATTCGGATCGGGTGAAAAGTACGGTGTAAAGTTCACTCTTGAATACGCTTGGGACAACTACAGACGATATGGATATATCTAGAGTAAAAACTTTCTTCATATCGTGTGATTATTTTAATGACAGATGACAATATTTAAGCATATTATACATAAAGAAACTGAAGAGAAGGGGGAAATATGAGAAAGCTACTTGAACTATTACTAACTCCAATTGTCGAAGACATCGCCGCTCACCTAGTCGATGAGACTAAAGAAGAGCTCGAGCAATACATCGGCAATGTCAGCAGAGACCTGTGCTCAGAGTCTGACGGACATCAAGACAAGCTGAACGATCTTGAGCTTAAGATAGATGAGATGAAGAGTGAGATAGAGTCACTGAAAGAAGAGATTGATGACATGAAATCTCAAGGAGTTCGACATGCTCAGTAATAACTACACATCGGTAGACATTTTTACCAAGCAGCTTGGGTACATAAGGATTGAAGGATACATTCAAGAGGACACTAAGATCGTAGAATGTATACACCTTAAGATTGTCCAGCTTGTACACACTCAAGGTAAGGAGATTGTAATGACCAGAGACGTTGACTACGACATCCTGACCGACGAGTTCAGAATCAGTCTCGAAGAGTTAGCGTACAAAGAACATATCGCAAGAATGGAAGAGCAGGATGACTGACATCAAAACAATACTAATCGCAGTCCTGGTAACACCACTGGTCTGGTTTACCATGGCTGTCTTAATGGCACTTTAACTAAGGGGGAAAATTGAAAGACCTCAGGAATGAAATTGAAGAGTACGTAGAAACAGTTTGCAAGCTAAAGGAGAAAGTAAGGAACCAGTCCAACGAGATAAATAGGCTACGCAAGGACATGGAGCTAATGTCCAGGAGGGTGACAACAAAGCTCTCAGACTCAGAGATTCTTGAGACCTTATATGCAGGGTTCAGGGAGACACCGTTTACAGCAAGCCAGGCACTCGAGAAAATGTCCGCTTCGACGCATCTTCGAGTGGAGATGGTGATTAGGAATGTACAACTAAACAGCACCAGTTCGCTGGGCGTTAAGTTCATTAAGCCTATGCTGGATAAGAAGAACGGGAGGCTTACTCTTAAGGAGGCTCACGTATATGCAAGTGATAGAACCCCGGAGCAGGGGACAGGCAAATTATATAAGATTAAGAAAGACTAAGGGAATTAGAAGATGAAACGATATGAGTTACGAAACGGTAAAGGTAAAGACATTGCATTCACAGGTGAGTTGCTCTCTGAAGTGGACTCAAGAGACTTCAGGGTTTCACCGGGTCAGGCTGACAGGTGGACAGAGTTAAGACTATACGAGACCAAGGGTGGCAAGTACATCTGTGAAAGTTGCGGTCGATCCTCGGTGCCTGGTGAGACAGATAGATTCAATATCAGTGTGGCTGACACGGCGGAAGACGTCTTCAAGATGTTCCGAATTAGCTACCTTTCAAAGGCACTATTCGAAGACGCTGGACTACAAGATGACGTAAGGGAGATTGACTAATGGCAAAGCACTGGACGATTAAAGAGCATAGGGCACTGATTAAATCAGTACACAGAAGAACATCGGGACTTAAGAGAAAGAGAGGCGGAGCCCGACAGACAATACCCATATCGATTTGGAAGGACATTACTGACGACGTTAACAGAGAATGCGGAAGTGAACGTTCCCACTGGGGGTGCTCAAAACAGTGGCGTGCGATGTCAGGGGAGGTTCAGACCACGATGCTAATCAATGACGCTGTACCTGAACAGCCAGCAGCGCGTGTTCAAGCGGTTAAGGATTTACCTAATGACAGACCTGAAATTGTAACAAGAAGCAAGCTTATGTGGCTCGATGAGCTCGTGTTTTCCAAGGGAGTCAAATATGCCTTCACGTTAGAAGGCGAAATCGACGGGAGAAAACTGATTCGATTTGAGTACGACGTTGATTTGACAGAGCTCAACAAGATTAAAACAGAACGCTTGGTATTAATGAAGAAACTAAACGAAGGATGGAAACTATGAAACGACTAATGAATACATATAACAGCCTCGAGATTTGGTGCAACGCTTGCTCCGGGGTGTCGACCCTTGCAGAGGACGGTGATGAAGCACAATTCCTACAGGGCACAGCAAACATACACCAAGAGTTTCGCAGGACTTCAGAATATGACCTGATGGACCTGATGTCAGACTACGAGGTCTACAAGGTAGATGAACCGTTTGGTGCAGGCAAGGCGCTGGTTCTTGGCGATAAGGTCTCGAGACTGAACAGTCTATTCGTAGACATAGATAAGCTGTCTGGCGTTGTGATTGTCCCTAAAGGCATCAAGGCTAAGGAGAGATTCGCATACGCAATTGATTACATATCTCGAATGAATATCGCGATGAGTGGAGATGGCTATCAGGTGGCGCTGATGAACGGAGACGGTAAAGTCTTTGAAGTCATTGACCATGTGTCTGACATGGATGATGTCGATGAGGTATGCAAGTATCTCGATCAGTTAGCTAAGACAATTGGAAAGGACAGCGTGAAGCAATGATTGTCGAAGCAATAGAAGCACTGTTCACCTTCTGGGGATGCGTCTTTGTATTTAGTCTTTTTAGGTAGCGAAACGAAGGAGGAAACATGAAGAGTAATTTAAACCGAGACGACACACCGATTAGTGATGATCTGTCACCGTATTATAGGCGGGTCCACTACAGTGAAACACCTATTCGAATAAAGGAGATTTGCTTAGCCCATCCGCAACAGTTTCGTGACTCTATCACGGTCGACAGCCTGCTTGCATTATGCGCCCCTGGCTCGCCAACACTGGATGAGACAAGGTCCGAACTCAGAGACTTCCGTGAATCATCTAGTGAAGAATATAGTGAAGAACATGCTGAGCGTTTGCAGCAGGCCCTTACTGGCGATGATGCAGCCATAATTAGATCTTGTATTTTCCATGACACCTTGTATGGAAACTGGGTGACTCGGGGTGCTCCACTGTTTGAGATTGGACCACTGATGTCCGAGGAGTTTATGAATATCTGCGAAGTCGAAGCAAATCGGACGGCTTCGGATGGACGACCGAAAGATGGCGCAATCATGATAATGAATAAATTGTTCTCCAGGCTCCCGTTTGATATCGCCTATTTTAAGTCTAGCACTATCGGACCAGGTTTGGGCTGCTATGTAGCTAGATTCGCCAAGGACGGCATAAACTATCTACTTTTCTTTGCCGACACTGGAGCAAGGCTAATCGGCTTGACCTACCATAGTTATGGAGATGAATGGTTCATGTCACATATCGACATGGGTGAACTTGCTGAGCTAAAAAGAATTCCAGGCACAAAGAACAGCCTGACCGGATTTACAAAGCACTACGACGAAACCTGGCACAAATCATCTCTAGACCTTATAGGGGATGAGCGAGACTACGTATACAGTTGGATATCGACCCTTTGTGGGCTGTGTTTCTATCTGGAGGCTGCCAACAAAGACGTTGTAGATACAACCTATAAAGTAAGGGCAAATATTTTCAGCGGAAAAAAAAGCAAGGTCCGCAAAGCCCTCAACTCTATGGTCGGAAAACACAAAATTTGGATTGAGAAAAGCCTTGAGGAGAGGGCGAGTAGAGAAGGAATAACTAATGGGCAAAAACTAAGTGCAGGACATATCCGAAGAGGACATCTCCACACTTACTATACAGGCAGGAAGTTGGATGCCGATGGCAATCCGCTGCCCAAAGATCTAAGAAAGAAGACCGTGAAGTGGGTGGCACCAACATGGGTTGGACCGCGAACACTGACAGAGGAACCTAAAGAGTACGGGATTAGAGCTCAACAAAGTTAAATCAATTTGTTATTCCATACTTATGAACATAAGTGTAACCTGCACTGGAGTTTTTCCAAACACAGAGCGGGTCGCCATGAGTAAAGATGTAGTCGAGGTGGAGTTCGAGCATTACCTTAACGTGATGACGGACACCATGGACTCAGAGGACAATGTAAGGGTGGTCATATCGGCAGAAGTCGTACCTTTCGACGGGGATGAGGGATACATAAGTACCTATGGAGAGGTACAGGTCACCGACATTAAAGTTGTAGACCCAAAGTATCCAAGTCTCTCAATAGTCGAGAGCGATATTACCGCTGATGAGTACGACAGGATTGAAGATGTAGCCTACCGGCTGGTTGAAGTATCTGCTGAATACGACGGCTACTACCATTGAGACTGTCGGGCGAGTACTACAATATCCAGAGGTCAAGCCAGGAACTACTGCTTGATAACTTGGATGTTTCGATCCTGGCAATCACCTGCATCGTTATCTCCGTAATGTCTATCATATTTCTCGGAAACGAATAGAAACTAAAGCCGGAAAGAGTAAACATGATTTGCCCACTACTATGCCTGACCTTTGTCAGCTCTATATATTCCAACAACATTCAGCACCGAGTTCAAGTATGTGAAGATGTCGTTAGCTCTGCGGAGCTCCATGACGTGGACCCGGTGCTCGCAATAGCGGTCTCACACGTCGAGAGTGGGCTTCAGAGAGGACTTGTGTCTTCTGCGGGAGCCGTTGGTCCAATGCAGGTCATGCGTCGATTCTGGTGCAAGTCTGACCCCTGCAACCTTATTGACGCTGGAATGTATGCACTTAAATACTATGAGTTGAGATATGGTCTGAATGAGTCCTTGTGTAGATACTCATCTGGTGGAGAGTGTGCTAAGTCAAAAGGGCGTCGATCCTACAGGGACAAGGTAATGAAAATGAGGGAAGTCGTAGTATCGGTTTCGGAAGGTGTTTGCGTAGATGGTTGCTAAAGTATCTAGAGAATGCGGGACTTGCACAGCCTGTTGCGAAGTGATGATTGTGCCTGAGCTCAATAAGCCTGCGAACAAGCCTTGCCAATATTCTAATGACGGATGCACCATGTATGAGCATCGACCACCCACATGCAAAGACTGGGACTGCCTTTGGATTAAGGGAGAGTTCAGGGAGAGGGATCGCCCGGATAAGGTTGGATTCGTGCCGTGGATGATGCCTGCAGCACTTATGCGGGACTGGAGACATCACGTCGTTGCATTCCGAGAGATCAAGGAAGGCGCTACCGTTCTGGCTGCAGCAGAGAAGATTATAAAGAAATTCAACAAGGCTGGAATATCTGTCGTCGTAATACGCAAAGAAACAGGGAGAGCCTTTTACCCTGCAAAGGGTTTCGCACCAACAATGAGGGCATCATTTGAAAAGGAGGGTCTCGAGTACAAGGAAAGGTCCGGAGCCTTCTTTGTCGGTCTCGAGTTCTGCAAGAAGGCGTGGCCCGCAGACTACGCAGACGAATCAAACCTTAAAGAACTTATACAGATCACCTAGATCATATCCACAGATAGAAATGATGCCTTAATAAACGTCAAGTCATCAGCCCACTCGTATCCCAGAAACATGAACCGGGTCTCATTAAAGCCAACATCCTCATCGGTAATAGATACTACAGACATCAGGGGGAGACCTGTCACCGCCACGTCCTCCATCTCGTATGATACCCGCATCCGTATTCCGCCGCGCCTTCTAAGCCTCTCGCTGGCTATGGCTCCGGCTGTTGATGCGCTTTGGACATCAGGCACGGATATAGAAACTATCGGTCTCTGACCCCACCTATCGTAGCTTGCTCTCGCGATCTCCGAATTAAACCTGTCGATAAGGACGTTGTCTGAGTTGTCTGATGATGCACCATTGGCACCATACTGAACCCTAACCTCGTTCTCTATCTCACCTAGACCGGTTTGCTGTAGCTCTGTTCTCTCGATTAAGCTAACGCCATACTCAAAGCTCATTACTGGTGCCTGGTTTACTGGAACTTCGATAGACTGTATTGCAAACTTCCCGCCAGCCGAACCAACGGCGACAGGGAACTGATTCTCGAGCCTGCTGCGGAAGATAGATTGAAGCGTCTGACCTTCCTGCTTGGCGTTAATCACGATGTCCGCATCGTACTTATTGAGAAGCGCAAGGCTAGGAGATGTCAGAACCCAGTCAATGTAACCAGCGGATGCTCGTGATGAAGACTGATACATGTCGAACAATACGTTTCCGAGACCCCTTATTGCCTGACCATCAGGACCAATCTTGCCCGTAACGCTTTCGAAGTACACTTCGTCTGGATTAAATCCGTCCAACTCGGGTCTGGTTAGCTCCTCATAGCTATCATTTGTGTACTGGATGGCAAAGGTAACATAGCTAACAGTGCCGTTAAGGGCGTCAGCCGTTGTGTATCCAATGGCGTTATCGATAAAAATGTCGTTCCACTTAGCTTTTAGCTTGAAGTCCGCCGCAGACGGTACAGTAAGTGACGAATCTCCAACGATAGCATGCGAAGCAATGGGATATATGAACACCCTGAAGTGGTTCGTGGCATATACTGTTAGTTCGTAGTAACCCAGTGGTGCAGATGAAACATTTTTACCTGTTCCGTAGACCACGGGGACCACACCATCGGAGACGCTGTCATTAAAGAATAGATAAAGGTCGCCCGGATCGTATGTTCCATCACCAACGGGGATCTCCAGGCTATTAAAAACAAAAGCCGAGTTGATTGGGTTGGACGGTGTTCCATATAAAGTATTGAACTCCATCGCAGGCTCAAGCACCGAGATGAGCTGAGTAAATCCACCTGGTTCCACAGCGTTAAAGGTCGTCTTGTTTACAAACCTTCCGTTGTCGAAGTAATTGTTTGGCGGATACTCGAGTAGGGATATGTCCTCCTTAGGCTCGAATGAGAACTCCATTGTGTCTTCATTCAGTCCGAACCCTACAGACGCAACCTCACCGTCGAAAGACTCGTATATCCTCTCTTCCTCATCTTCAATCCAGATTCGAGCTCTACTGCCTGCGACCCGATTAGAGTTAACAAGTATGTCTCCTGGGGTGATATCGCTCATTACCTTGACGGATGAGGAGCCAGAGCTAAGCGATGATGATACAGGGTCCAGCTTAACGCCAGGCACGCTCAAGCTTACAATACTATCCTTGAAGAAGAACTCTTCGCCTGAAATGGTTCGAGCACCGGGCTCACCTGTAGTTACGCACAGTTTGCCTGAGTCCAGTTCAATAACAATGTAAGCATCGACCCTCATCCCACCACAATTCCTTGCTTGGTGTGAACGACCTTAACATGCCCTTTTCCAGGTGTATCTATCCCACCACCAGGCACGAGTACACCGCCTTTACCTGCCTTAAATAGTCCACGAATCGGTCCGTATCCAACGCTCATTCTGCCCAGGCTTCTGTCTCTTGCAAACGCAATCGCCTCTTCCTGAAACTGAAAGTCTGTTCCGCTAAGTTTAGGCTGAGAAAACCCATCGAGCTCAAACACATCCCACAGAACTACTGCGCCGGTAGACCTGCCCTTAACCAGGTACTGCTTCTTCTCCTGCTTGTCCCTGATCTTGGCGAAGCCTTTACTCCTCTTATCTCTAATGAACACTTTGCGGACATTGCCTGCATCGGTGGAGAAGTAGTCCCGTATCTTACTGCTAACCTCATTGGCATACTTACTCACTTCTAAACCCCTTTGGCTCATCGTCCTGCGCTAAGGCAAGCATCCACCTTCGTATAGTCTTAGCGTCATCAATAGACTTTGCTAGTCCTGCGTACTTTTTCCCGATGGTAACTCGCTGCCTTTTGGAGAGCTGCTTGTTACCTAGTATACTAAACACCTGCCTAAGGAAGTTAAACTTCTTTGTCTTACCATGAGGCACCCTCATCAGGGATCGCCCGATAAAATCTGATCTAGACATCTCTTCGTCGCTCGCTGAGTCCATAACTGTGAACTCGACTTGAGACCCGGACTTATTGACTGTTACCAAAGAAAGCCCTCGCCAGAATTGATCAGAGTCTTTGATTCTTAGCCCTCTCTGGACCTTCTTCAAGCTGGACTCAATCTCACTTCGGACTGACACGATTCAACTCCACGATAAGATCAGTTAATCTAGCTACGGACAAAGATGTTGCGGCAATCCTTATGTTCGCAGACTTGCCACGAAACAGCCACCCATCAAACCTGGCGACCTCTACAGTTTGCTCAACGCCATAGACCCCCACAAACGGAGTTCTTTCAACATATATACTCAGCCTCGTGTCCTTACACCAAGTTCTTCGAGACTTCGTTGCGTCAAGAACTTCTGACACTATCGTTTGGTCAATTAAGCAGTTGCGCTGACAGATAGAGACCTTGTCGTAAACAAATATGCTCCATCCCAGCATCCTTAAAAGTAATCGTTTCATGCTAATACAACCTCCGCCAAGCCAACCTCTGAGCCTGCATCCCTAAGCAGCGACACTGCCGTATCGACCTCGTCATTCTGTCCTCGAATCCATACACCTGAATACCCGACAACTCTCTCCATTGAGTCGTCCACCCCACCGACCTCAATGAAGATCTCGGAATCGGAGAGAATCTGAAGTAGTGACCTAAGCATAGCCCAAGTTTTCACGGCACCATCCGCAACAAGATTATAAGTAACAAATGTCCCTATCTTTGGAACCCTGTCTGGGTCTAGAGGAGACTTAGGAATCTTGGCGGACCTTGAAACGTGAGACGAGTAAAGCTTTGCAGTAGAGTCAAGCTCTCCAATCGCACCCTTCATGTCAGCTCTAAAGATAGAGGGACCGTCAATGCCTCCATCAAAAATTTTGCCGATGTCATTATATGAAATATCCGCACGGGTTATCACTGCAGCAGGATTGTATCTTGCGGCAGACTCTAGTCCCTGTGCCTTAGCAAGCGCATCCACCTTAGAGCTTACGGACTTAGACTCACGCTCTGCTGCATCAACCTCAGCCTGAGTTACATCAAGCCTACCAAGGGCATATCTCCTCAAGAAGGATCTCTGAAGCATAAGGTCCTGGAGTTCCCTGCGTGCCTTATCCTGAGACTCATCCTCTTGAACTTCCGGGCCATCGGACATCCAAGAGTCCACGGTGTCCTCTGGCTCCACCTCCTTGGGTGCCCGAACGAATACCAAATAGCAGCAGCAGTTTGTCTTGCATACCGTATCTCCGTTTCCAGGCAATGTGGGTAGCGTTGCTCGAGTAAACGGGCTTGATGCGCTAAGTGCTGGGCAGTCAACACAATGATCGCACGCTCCCAGCCTCCAAAATATCTTCTCCCCACCGATCCCGCCGAACACGGCCCCAGCATTATATGCACCCTTAAGAGCCTGTCCATACATGTTTGTCCGAGCTCCAACGCCCATCGCGCCCTTGCGGTCTGTATCGCCTGCCGCATACTGATTAGCAAATTGATTGGCGAACGCAGACTGCTTGTCCATCATCATTCGGAATATCGGACTTCCCTCTAGTATTTTATCCATGTTTAGGGAGGAAGCGTCCTGGCGTCCACGGTTGCCATAGCCCTTCCTAAAGCTTCTCACCATAGCGTCACCAAGAGACTTCGTCCAAGATACCTGTAGGGCAGCCAGTATTGATGAAACTTTCTGAGGACTGCTTGCAGCAGATGACCCAAGCTTCTCGAGCTCTTGATCAAACTCGGACAAGGCAAAGTACCATTCGGAGTTGAATACGTCCCTAATGCTGCCAATTTCTTCGTTAGCTCTAACTGTATTCTCGACCAATGGATTAGAGGAGGAAGCTGCATTACGAAGGAGTCCAGACAGGTAAGATACCGCCACGTCTGCCCTAGTGAGCCTACTCTTCCCCATATGTATCCTCAACTGACTCCGCCAGGTCCTTGAGCAGCTGCTTAACCCCAAACTCCTGATCCCTTAAGTCGGCCAGCCTATCAGAAGACTCTTGAACCTCTCGCGTTGCAGCCAGGCTCATGACTTCTTCATCGCTTAGACCAAGAGCCTCCTTAAGTACGAACTTAAAATCCATGCCCAGGTCATTAGCCAGGATTCGCGCAGTCTGGGCTCGAACATAGTTGGTGTCTGCCTTCATCTTCTCATCGAAAGAGCTGACTCTCGGCATTCTAATCTTGTATTTTATCGATGGCTTAACACCCGCTGCCGCTAATGCTCTCTGAATAACAGTGTGCATCAGATGAACAACTTCCTGCTGCTTACGTCGAACCGTTCTGGCAAACTGAAGACCCTGCTGCTCAAGTGTTGATCGAGCATTAACATTCTTCTCAAAGCCGCAGAGTGCAGCGGGAACACCGGTCACAATAAAGAACTTGTCCTGCATGAATCTAAGCATATCAATGATTTGCCTTAGGTCTGCTGGAGGATCATTGTGAAAGCTCGGCTTTTCTGCGCCCTCCCGGTAAGGGTAAACTAGATCATCCATCGCAATGAGTGAGGTAATTCTTCTCCTCATCTTCCCGTCTCGATCAAAAACCTGCTGGCTCCACTGTCCAGACTTGAGGTTCTCAAGGAAGTCGTCAACCTGATCCGGTCTGATATTGGAAGGCATCGGGTACGTTACGGATTTACGTGCGGCAGCCTGAAGGATTGAGAGAAGGCTCAACACATCCTCCGCAGCCTCACTCTGACGCCAAAGCTTTCTAGCTGTCGCGTACATGCTTCGCCCGTATCGACGCCCTCGAGACTTATCGGGTGCATAGTGAACCACCTGAACGGGTGCCAATGTAACCGTGTCTCCATTGTTGTAGGTTGTTGGCGTCATCCTACTTTTGTAACCGATGATCTGAGAGTATGTGTTTACAACAACATCAGTAGACATCGGGATTAAGGGTCGCTCTGCTACCAGTGAAGAGCTTGAGAATATCAGCTCTGTAAAACTGTCCCCAAGAAGAGTGCCTTCCTTGAAGATGTGAACAAAGAAGTCCGTGCCACCTACTGCTGCCAGTGCAGAGTTTACGATGTCCTTGTAGGACTCGTCGGCATCTTCCTCAAACTGAATATTGACGCCGTCAACTGAGTCGCCACCAAAAACAAAGTCCGTTAAAACCTGAAGAGCTGTCGCCATCTCAGGGACCTCGTCCCTGATCTCCCTAAAATCCAGGTACCTTGAACCTCGAGATCGATCATATGCTTCTTGATTCAAAGCCTTCATCTGGTTAGACATCCGCCGAGCGCGTCTCTCTGCAGCAGACCCAGCCGTCGTCCCATTCAAGTCGACACCTGTGGCTCCATACTCGGATGCGACCACTTCAGGGGCCCCCTTAAACATTCGCATCATTCTATCTGAAAGCCTGCGTGCAAGCATGCTGTCGGGCTCAAACTTCTTAGCCATGAGGGGTAACTCCGGATTGTTTAATGCTATTTTAAACCAACCGCGTCACTTTGTCGACACAAGTCGCAGCATCCTTTTGCGAGGAAAGAGGTGCTCTGCAGAGTTGTACTGAGAGATCCTTCTTAGAGCCTGGCTTGCAGCGTCTACTTGGTCATCGTTTCGACCCAGGGGGAATTGAAGGAGCTCAGTGAGGAAGTCCTGTAGAAAAGCGGACTTCTTATGGAGGACGACCTGCCCGGACTCAAACAGTGGAGACACCGCGCTGAACCTTGCAACCTTGCTGCCCTCTGGTCTTACCGGTATAATTCCGTTTAGACTTCGCTTTAGCGTATCAATAATCGCCGGACCATTCGCAGCGTCCTCTATCAGAATCTCTGTGCAGTCTGGATGTCTTCTAGATAACCGTTCAATTGCAGCGATAGTCTGCGTGAACCCCCACCTTCCGCGCTCTTGGTCCAAGAGGTAATACTTATTGTCCTTGGCACCCCAGACCTGTCCGCAGACAAAGGATCCCGGTCCAGCCTTAAATGCGGTGTCCCAGCTTTGAATCACTCGGTCAAACTTGTCAGGAAGGTCCTCACAGTACTCTATCCAAGAACTGCTGACCATCCCGCCATCCTGTGGCACGGGTCTCTGCTGAAGCTGTGCTGAAGATGCAAAAGTTCCCAGGCTCTTCTTAAGTATGTCTATGTCATCCCTGCTAAATCTGTCAGGCCACAGGAGCTCACCATCTTTCTTGCGGGGATCTCTCCAGCCTATGGACGTCTTTCCTGTTGACCCGTCATACTCTGCTGGCAGTGTCAGCTTTTCGTACCCTCCGAGGTCCTCCAGGTGTCCGCAAAGATCACCAAAGTGTACCCGTTGTCCAATTACAATTCTTCTAGCCGTCTTTGGATCATTGCCGCGAGTAGACATGGTCTGATCCCACCAGTCTATGACAGCATCTCTACCCTTCTCGGACTGAGAGTCCAGTACCTTATGTGGGTCGTCCACCTGGATGAAGTCACCACCTTCACCTGTGGCTGCACCGAGGACGGTGGTGGCGACCCGAACGCCACCACCAGTCAACTCGAACCTTGCCTTCTGGTTCTGGTCCGGAGCGATATCACACTCGGGAAACCTTAACCGAAACCAAGGGGTCTGCATTACACGTCTGGTCTTTACGGAGTCTCGTACCGCTAAGCCATGAGAATACGAAGAGCAGAGCCATTTAGTGGATGGGTCGTTGATCCAGGTCCACAGAGGAAAGAACACGCTACAAAGGGTGCTCTTGCAGTGTCTAGGAGGCATGTTGATTATTAAGTTTCGAATGTCTCCGCGCTGACAAGCCTCAAGATGTTCGCAGATAGCATGAAGGTGCCAGCCGTCGATAAACTGATTATCGCCCTCGACTAGATGCCATGCTGACTGCATAAAGCTATGAAGGCTTCCTTGGAGATTCTCTCTCGCAAGATTAAGGATTGCCTGAAGCTCATCGTCTCTAATGTTATGCGGGTTTAAGTCCTGCGTCACTTACAAGCCTCGCTATGTCATTCTTAGACATTTCCTTAACGTTGATAGCTCCGCCACCCTTGCCAGTCAACTCGAGTCTTGTATTCACCGACGTGCCATAGAGCTGCATAAGCATCCCTACAGCCTTAAGCTGAAGGTCCAGGCGTCCTTCTTTGGCTGCATTTGCAGTGATTAGCTTAAGCATTCGCTCATGCTCTTTACGTCTTTCCGAGGTGGTTCTACCGTCCTCTTCAAGAGCATTCTCTCGCCACCTCTTAAATGCTGCAGCAATGTATCGTGTCGCGGTTCTCTTTGACACGTCGTACTTCTGAGCCAAAACTTTTTGAGCCTGCCGATTAGTTAACCCCTGAAGAAGCAAAAGCTCCGCCTGGTCAACCCTCGACTCCATCTGTTCCTTAGTAGATCTTTTCTCAGCCATAAAAAACTCCTTGACCTACTATACCAACAACAAGTTCAGTTAGAAACCAATTCGTAGAACCTCTGCTTGGGTCTATCAAACATTACGTTAACCCGCCCCGTCCTGCCGTGCCTATGCTTCTGAACTATAATAGACCCTTCGACCGTCTCATGACCCTCGCTCCACTCGCTCTCAACGTGTTCTGGGTAGGCTATCTTAAGGATGCCTGTGGCGTCATGTTCTACTGCTCGAGACTCCCTAATCTGACCACCATCGTTGAGTTGACTTAGAGCAATGACTGGAATGTCATTTGTTCTTGCAATAGCAACCAGGCTGCTGGATATCTCCGCAACCTCCCTCTCCCTCGAGTAGGTAGAGTCCGTCCTGAGAAGTTGAAGGTAGTCAACGATGACCATGTCACACTTCCCAAGCTTCACCTGCTGCCTTACTGCTGCACCCAGTTGATATAGACTTAATGACGGCTGATCGAGTATCAGGAAATTGCCTGACGCAGAATAGATTCTGCCTGCAGAGTGCTGTAGGCTGTCAATTTGATCGGACGAAAGGTGTCCAGACTCTATCAGGTTTCCTGCGATCCCAGATTCAGAACTAACTATCCTCCTCATTAGATCAACGTGGGACATCTCGAGAGAGCAATACATCACCTTCGTGTCTCTCATTGCAGCATCAAATCCAATGTTGACGCCCAGAACACTCTTTCCGCGACCCGTTCCAGCGCCAAGAACATAGAGTCCTCCAGGTCTGAATCCACCAAGTATCTTGTCCAGTCCCTGGATTCCTGACGATATCCCTGGCGGTCTATTCTTCTCCGCCTCAGGTCTCTCAAAGGCAGCCTGAGCAAGCCCTATCACAGATTGAAGCGAGTCTTTGGCGGAGAAGAGTCTTTGCTCAGGAGTCAAGTCGTCCATATCAAGTAGGCGACCTATGGCAGTCTGTCTCGCCTCATATGCGCTGGAAGCATCCTTGGCTAGAACGACGGCTTCAGATACCGCTTGAACGACTCGTCTCTGCTGGGTTGACTCCCTAAGGCTCTGGCACATCTTACCAAACGTAGAGGACACCATCACATATTCAGAGCTCATGTTCATCAAGTAGTCAAACTTGACCGGAGTGGTTGTTGACTGAAGCGAGTGATACACACTTATCTGATCCACGTCGTTTCCAGACATGAATAAATCGCATACAACCTTGTGAACATTTTGATGAACCTCGCTGGTCCAACAGTCAGCAGACAGGCTGACAAACTCCGTCAAGTCAGCCCCTTGGAGGCAGGAAGAAATAATCTGCCCCTCAAGATCCTCGTGCATTGAAAACAACTCAACCCCCTTATTAATAAGTAACCAGACCCAGAAACACTATTCTAATAAAATTGATAAATAAACCTTTATTTTAAAAAACTTTTCATGCATGATGGTCAAGGATTAAGAAAGGAGTCAAATAATGACTGACCAAATATCTAGAAGAATTAAGATTCGAATCATGGCAATGGGCTGTTCGAGTCTTAAGAGTTTTGTTGAGGAGTATAAGTTGAACGGTGGCGTAAGACCATACTCTTGGTGGAGAAATCTTTCGGAAGGAAGTCCGTACTCATCTCTTATTGAGGCCAGTGAGTGCCTGGGTGTGTCTGTTGATGCATTAATAGGAAGGTCTTCAGATTCGGACAGCGTCTTAATTAGAGAGGGCGTTCCTGGTGGCAGGGTAAACCTTAATGAGTGATAGAACTGCACCGCCCAAAGACTCCATCGGGGGTACGACGGCAGCACAAGTCCTGGGTCATAGTAAGTATGGTAACAGTCATGCTGCATATCGTAAGATAGTTTCTGCGTTGGACGGGAATCCCATCAGTATCCCAGTAAACTTTAACATGCACCGTGGGCTGCTTGCTGAAGATAAGATTGTCGATATGGTTAAGGATGACTTTGAGTCTTCCACGGGGATGCGTATCGCAGAGTTGTTTGGCAGCGGCGTTGTTAGGCATAAGGATTTTCCTTTTATACATGCGACGGTGGACAGGGTTGTGTTTGATAAGTCTGGGAAGATACGTGGAATCGTTGAGGTGAAGAGTTGCGACAACACCTGGGCGAGCTTTGATTGGGATCGAAAAGATTATCGATGTCAGTTGGAGCACTATGACTGCATATTTAAATCCGCATATGAGTCGGAGATATCAGAGCACGGTCTTGATCATAATTACCTGCTTGTGGCCACAGGCGATGAGCATACGTGGAGAACGTTTGTAAGAATGATTGAGTCCGGTGAAGACCCTAGCGTACTGAAGCCTATCATGGGGGTCGAGTACCGCAAGGTTGACTTCAGCGGAAACTACAAGGAAGAAAGCCTTCCGAAGCTAGTAGACTTCTGGACCAAGAATGTTGAGCCAAGAGTTATGCCTGATGTTGACGAGACCGATGGGTGTAAGATCAATATTATGGAGGCTAACCCTGGGCGATCTGGCGGAAGAGTGGTGTCCGGTTCGGACCCTGAGTACGTTCAGGTCTCCACTATCATTGAGGGTAGGGCTAGGCTTAAGGCAAAATTAAAGGATCTATCCGAGGAAGAGCGTGGGCTTAAGGAAGAGATAAAGCTCATGGACAACCACCTTAGATTTATTGTGGGCAGGAACAAGTGGATGGAGTCTGACTCGTTCAAGGTCACCGTGTCCAAAAGGGACGGTAGAAAGAGGTTCGATAAAGATCAATTCATGAGTGATAACCCAGGGCTTTACGAGAAGTATCAATCCGAAGGGGACGGATATGAAACTTTGAAGGTTACACTGAAATAAAAAATGAAAGAGGACGAAATGTTAGCAAAGAAAGTATGGGAATCGTTTAGGTCTAAGCGAGTGTTTGAGAATGGATACATAGAGAAGAAGGGTCGATACAGTTACCTTGCGTGGCATGCTGCACAGGAAATACTTAATGACGACTTTCCAGATAACACTGTTGAGTTCTCAATGTATAAGCACCCAAGCGGGTATGAGACCTGTGCCATGTATTACCCTGACGGAACGGCAGAGGTAAACTGCACCATCACGATTAGGGAGGACGGTGAGTCATTTAGCAGGAGCATGTTTCTGCCTGTTAAGGATCACAAGCATAAGTCTATTGTTAATCCAAACTCTATGGCAATAAACACTGCAAAGCAGCGGTGTGTTGTTAAATGCTTGGCGATGATGGGGCTAGGTCTGCATGTATATATGGGTGCAGAAGATGATCCAGAGTACGTAATGACTGGGTTGGATAAGGTTAGAGGATTCTGCTCTGAGTTGTCCGTGTCTGAAGACAAGCTTAACCAGTATGTCAAATCAGTGGCGAACGGGAGCTCTATCTACGAGATTGCTGACAGAGAAAATGGCGACATCGATTCGCTTCTTCTTTACCTGAAGGACAAGGTAGAGGAAATAAATAATCAAGAAAACAACAAGCTGGAAGACCAGCAGTAAGGAGAAGATGCTATGTGGCATTCGACGATAATTGGAAACGTAGGCGATAACGGAGAGTTGAAGACTGTTGGAGATGGAAAACAGGTCTTAAGCTTCAATGTCGGCATCAAGACCGGCAGAGAGAACACGGAGTGGGCACAGGTTAGCGTGTGGGGTAACTACGGCGCTGCCATTGCGGAGTCTGTCAAGAAGGGTGCTCGAGTCACTGTTGTGGGTCGAGTGACCGGCGTAGATGCATATCAAAAGAGGGACGGTGGATTCGGCAAGTCTGTGAAGATGACTGCCGACTCAGTTGAGATACATAGAAGTCGAGACGAGTCTCAGTCTCAGCAGTCTATGTCCATGCAGAAGAGGCAGCCTCAGCAGCAGCGGCAGGCACCCCAGTCACAGCAGCAGTGGGGTTCAGCTCCGCATCAGCAGTCTGCTCCAAGCCAGGGACAGTGGGGCTCTCAGCCTCAGCAGCAGCCGAACGGTGGTCAACAGCAGTGGGGATCTGCACCGTCCAATGGTAGTGACCCGATTCCATTCTAATGAATATTATTGGGATTGACCCAGGGAAAAGCGGCGCTGTTGTCTCTATGAATTTAGAGACGCACGCCGTCTCCTCTAAACAAATAACACCTATGGTCAAGGTGGGTAAAAGCAGGCAAGAGTATGACATTCAAGGTATGTCTGAAATACTGAAGTCCCTATCTAAGGATGGCGCTAAGGTCTTCATCGAAAGGCAGCAGGCTCGACCTGGTCAAGGTGTTAGCTCTATGTTTACAACAGGCTTGGGTTACGGACTCTGGTTAGGTATATGTGGCGGACTCGAGATACCGATTGAGGTGGTTAGTCCGATCTCATGGACAAAGGAGATGCTGCGTGGAGTTCCAGGTGAGGGCAAGGGCAGGAACATACTCGGAGCAAAAAGGCTTTTCCCTTCAGAGGATCTACGTAAAAGTGATAGAGCTCGAGTTGCTCATGATGGTATATGTGACGCACTCTTAATTTGCGAATACGGATGGAGGCTAAGCTCGTGAAGTGGTTCATTACTCAAGAAATCGGAGACCTTAGTCAGAGGCTGGCTGATGCCGGTGAGACGGTGTTGTCTACACCGGAGACCCAGAGGGACCCGAATGATCCTGATATGGAAGAGCCTAAGGACTACAACCTTAGAAACATCATAACCAGCTTAGAAGAAACCCCAGACGTAATAATCTTTGGCAACATGAACCAGCCACCCTTCTATGCTAAGGGATTCGCAAAACTCTTCCACAGGAAAGGCGGCAGAGTGTTGATGGGTGGGAACGATAACGATCCAACTGGAATGTTCTACAATAACAACAGAATGGTGCGATGTACCATGACGACCAAGCAGGTCTCCGTCTACATTACGAACGACGTATCAGTTAAAAGAAAACTTCCCAGGAACACGCGAGTGTTTGACCTAAACGGAGACATACAGTCCCTGATACAGGCAGCCAATGACACTCTAAATACGGTGGGCATGGGGAAGCTATATGTTTAGATGGGCAGAGGATATGCTAATCCTAAACTCTGCCACTGCGCTGCTCTTTATAATCCTTGTTTTTTGTGCCATATTCATTCAAACAGAATTCAAGGTTGAAGACGCATGTTCCCGATTTTCTTTGAGAACTCCAGGGTTCCATCACTACTTTCTAAGATCGCGCCTTTTAAGGTGGGTGGATTTTCCTTTTTAATATTCGTCTGGTGCCGTGGGATCGCAAGCCCAACACTTAGAAGGCATGAAATCACGCACTACCTCCAGCAAAAGGAGTGTCTTTTTCTTCTGCAGTGGATAATGTACGGATTAGGGTGGGTTATACTCTTGGCTTATCACCGAGATACCTACCTTGCTTACCGAATGTCTCCTTTCGAAATCGAGGCATATGACAATCAGGCTGACCCAACATACAACACCCAAGTAAGAAGACCTTATGCGTGGATTAAGTGCATCCCCAAGTCATTTGAAAGGATTAAAAATGCCTAGAATACAGATCAATACCGACGACATGAGGCTGCAAAGGCTCGAGGAGATCGGCGAGCAGCTTACGAAGAGTGACCCAGAGACCAGCATCTCCATCAAGAGAAGCACTGCCTTTGACTACTTAATTGATGCCATCGTAAATGCTAATCAAACAATGAACGCTCAGAAGGCGGATATAAATAGACTGCAGGGCCTGGTTAAGGATTGCGAGAAGTCAGAGGTTCTTCAGAAGAAGCTTGATGACCTAACTGAGGAACATGAGAAGACCCAGTATAAACTGAACGGATGCAGGAGTGATTGCCACAGGTTAGAACGTGGAGCTACGGGCATGATGGAGACCATATCATTTCTTGTGGATAGGCTTCGAGGTCTCGACCTATGAGTGAGGTGTCATTTCGGTGGGGGTTCGTAGGGATAGGTCAGGGTGGATGCAGAATTGCTCAGTCTTTTTACTCTCTGGGATACAAGGACTGTGTATTCATAAATACTGCCAATGTAGACCTAGCTGGACTTGATGTACCATCGGACTTAAAGCTTCTGATTGGGGAATCGGGTGACGGAGCAGGCAAAGACCCATCTATAGCAGAAGAGGCAGCATCCAACCAAAGGGAAGAAATAGGGGACGCAATTAAGGCTTTGTCTGATTGCGACCAGGTGTTCATATGCACTGGTGCGGGTGGAGGAACTGGCTCAGGTGCAGCGTTGCCCGTTCTTGAGGTAGCGAAGATGTGTCTACCATCCATTCCTGTTGGAATGATATCATCCATGCCTGCAAAGCAAGAGCTGGTGTCAGACGCCACAAGGAGAAACGCCAAGAACCTTCTTAGTGTCTGCTGTGATTTGGCTGATTCAGGTGAGCTTTCCCCATTCATTGTGATGGATAACGAGCTAGTTAAGAAAAGGGTTAAGCCTAGATCATTAAGGACCCTATGGATCGACGGTAACCTTGCATTTGCAAACATACTTCACAAAATCAATAGGCTCTCCGCTACCCCAACAATGCTGGTTAGTTTGGATAAGGCTGATCTTAAAACGCTTATGTTTAGAAGCGGGACCCTCTTTGTGGGGTCTAGAGAAATTAACAATCCGGAAGACAGGACCTTGGTTGAGAAGCATCTCAACATAGCCTTCACTGCTGGCACAGTGCTTCATTCTGATTCGCCACTTAAAGAGTCGGACTGCGCTCTGGTGCTTACCATGCCGAGCAGGATTCTCGATGGTGACGTTAGGTTCTTTGACCTCTTTACCGGAGTGGTAAACAAGTACCTGACCACTATGCCAAACTCTTACATCCACCGGGGAATTTACGAAGACGAGTCTAGACCTTCCATTCGCGCTACAGTCCTGAGCATTGGAGAGAGGTCTCCACGAAGTAAGATTCTTGCTAGGCTCAAGTAGCTACTTTATCTCAACTAGATCCCCGTACTTCATTACGAGTTGTCCAATCTCAGACATTACCTCGTTGGCAACATCAGTATCGTAAATTATAACCCTATGTATGGCAGGCTTAGGATCTTCTTCACACCAGGTCGACTCAGGTCCATCGCCCTCTTCATCCACAAACGCCATCACAAGATCATCCTTAAGACCTAGCGCATCAATGGTATCCATCTCTGGTCCATCGAGAAGAGATGATATCGCTTCAGCCAGTTTATCCGAATCCCAGGTAGAAAGCTCCGCCGTCTTGTTGTCTACCAATGCGAATGCCCTTGCCTGCTCATCAGTCCCGTCCCATTCAACGCAAGCGATGCTGTCCCAGCCAAGGGACTTGGCGGCTGTTACGCGCCCCGATCCCGCTACGCAGGTGAACGTATAGCTGCTAGTCTTTCTTACCAGCACAGGGAACACCTGCCCGTACTGAAGAAGACTTAGCTTAATTCCTTCAATGGACTCCTTTCCATGTCTCCTCGCGTTGTCCGGGTCAGCAACTATTTGATCCAGAGGCTTTAGCATCGGAGTCAAATCCTTGTGAACATTCCCCTTGTTTTTCATTTTCTGTCCCTTTTAACTGTAGCTGTACCTACTTAGGAGCAGGCATGAAAAGAATTAGACCCATCACCAAGCAGGAAGTCCAAGAAATTCTAGATAGAAATAGGGAGGTGTCCGAGTTTGTTCAAAAGCGAATCGGGCCCACAACGTGGAAGGAGCTCCTTGAAGAGTACGGAATGACTCAGTCAAGCATGAACAATGCTCTATCTAAAGGAGGTCTTCTCTCTCCAATAAACAGGGGTCATGTCCGAAGGTCTAAGATGAGCAGCTTCGAGGTCCTTAAATCGATGACTCAGACACTCTGGATGAAAACGGATGAGGAGTACGGAGCGATAGTGAAAAAAGCCTCACAAGAAATATCGATTAACGGAGATCTCTAACTGCAACTATCTTGGCGTCTCCCTCTAGCTCACCATTATAGATGCCTACGGAATCGTCTATGCCATTGGGTCCAGTTGTATCTCCGTCACCCATCCTCCACCAAGACACAAGTCCTGCAGCCAGAGAGTATTGGGTCATGTCTAAAGGACGCCCATTATTATAAATCTCCACAGCCTGAGCAGGAGTGACTTCATTTCCGTATATAACTGCTTCAGTCATGTACTTCTCAAACTCGTTGCCTACACCGCTTGCTGCATTTGCGCCAATCCTAACGGGGCTATTGGTGGCGGTTAATCCAGAGTATGGCTGCGGATTATCTCTCGTTGATGGCACAGGCTGTCCATCTAGATAAAGGTTCAGCCCCGCTTCAGTTTGATCCCCATCATAAGTGAACATCACGTTGTGCCATTGCCCAGGATTAAGCAAGCCTGAGGCATTGCTCTGAATTCTAATTGAGTTAAGGTTGCTCCCGCTTCCATCATAAAGTATGGCCCAGATTTTTCCGGCATCGTGATAGAATAACCAGTTTGACGGCACGCCTTGTCCACTGTTCTTAGATAGGAATGCGCCTTGATCTGATAGGCTTTCAGTTTGAACCCACATGCTCATCGAAAATGGCTGGTCATCCCCTACTCCGTTGGTGAAATTAAATCGAGAGTGGTTTCCAATCTCAATATAATCTCCGGTTCCATCCATCTCAATTACGAGTTTCCTCGAGCGTCCGACGCCGGGTCCTCTATATGTAGGGTCATCTTTACCAAAAGACATAAGCAATTCCTAAAGCAGTATGCCAAGAAGTATACCAGAAACGAGTCCGATAGAGACCGTTAAAATCTTATCCTTTAATTCAAGGGAGGATTGGTTTCTTTGTATCTCGCTTTTAAGAAGGTCTTCTCTTGCGAGGTATAGCTTCATCCGTATGTCTATATCCCTCAGGCACTTATCTCTTTCCGCCATGATCGTGGGGACGGTGACCCTCTTGCACTCCAGGGCAGACCTAAGCTTTACCTCTGGGACAAGGATGCCTGAGCATGGAGACTGAATAGGTATGGATGATTTACACTCTTCAGAATTCGCTGTCGAACTCAGAAGCAAGACTAGAACCAGAGAGGTCATCAATTCTTTCCGCCTCATGCTCTATCTCCTTTATCGTCTCTTCGAATTCCTCGTTCGAATCAGAGAAGTCCTCCTCAAAGGGGAGCGAAAGTTTCTCAAGCTCATCAGAAATGCCAATGTCTCGTGTTTTCTTAGATGCAAAATACCGATATATGAATCCGAATATTAGGACATACGAAAGTATCTCAAGCGTCTTCCTTAGAGTCTTCCTTATTTGATCCATCCTCAAGCTCCTTGATGTCTACCTTGGCTTTGGATGATACCACTCTCTTGATTAGAGCGACAGTGAAGGCGGACATTGCGCCACAAGCAGCACCAATTCCAGCACCATGAGCAGTGGACTCCATTCCAAATCCAACACCGCATCCTATGATGATTGCAGATATTCTCAAGACTGCGTCAGAGATGTGCTTGGGTAGCCTGTTTTTGCAGATTGGCTTGATAGCCTGGACTACGCCCCAGCTAACAAACGAGCAAACAAGAACGTGCTTGATGTCTAGCAACTTAATCAGATCTTCCACGGATCGCCTCCTTAAGTCTAGGCATGCCTCGCTTGACTTCAGAGAGATCCTCCTCAACCTTTCTCAGCGAGACCTGGTTTTCTTTGGTAATGAGCATGAGTGAATCAATCTTATCCTCGAGACGCTCTACCCTAGACTTGGTGTCATCCGACCGCTGACGAGCTGATTCAGCCTTAGCTTCAACATCCTTAACCATGACGGTCACTGCAACAATAGAGGCAGCAACCGAGATCGCCATGGGCATCCAGATTGAGGCAGCAGATATGTCGGTAGGATTATTATTATCTTGATGGCTACTCATACAAACTCCATTATAGCCAATATACTGGACATATTAAACAATTTATACCCATCAGTGCAGCATGCCTACATATATCAGGGCTTAGGAGATTCAATAATGATAGTGACTGTTATAATTCCATACAACGTGTCAAGGGGATACCTTGGCGAAGCTGTAGATAGCGTTATGTCTCAGACATACGAAAATGTGGAGCTAATCATAGAGAAAGGTGACTGCGTTTGGCCGGTATCTGCAAATAAAGCTATTCGAAAATGCAGGGGCGGTTTGATAAAAATTCTTTCCGAAGACGATCTACTAACGCCTACAAGTGTAGAAAGTGCGGTTGAGTATTTTTCAACCAGCGATGCGGACTTCATACACTCCAAAGCAATAAATTTCTATAAAAATGGAAGTGAAAAATACTGGAACCCTTCAGAGCAAAAGTATCCAGGGTCGCCGCATCCAACACTTGAGCGAAATATTGAGAAAAACAGTATCCACGGTGGAACTGTTACGTACAGAAAAAGGTGTTTTGAGGAAAGGCTTTTTGATGAAAAGCTTTGGACCGGAGAGGAGTGGGAGTTTCACCTTTGGCTACAGAAAAGCGGATATAAACTTGGATATCTAAATGAGTTTACGACCAGATGCAGAATACATCCTAATCAGAAGTCTATTGGATCACAGTCAAGACAAAAAGATAGGCAAAAAGAGTTCAGCAGAATAAGAGCTCAATACAAATAGCTCACCAAGGACCTAAAGGTCTTGAGTCTTAATTACCGTATGTAATTAAAGCCTGTCCCAGTCAGTACCTAGTACGACCTCATTTGTATGAGACCTTCGATCCATCGACCCCCCAAGACTCCTGCTGCTGGCCTCCCATATCGTATTTCTAATATTTAAGACCTTAAAGTCCCCACTTGAGTGTCGTAGTACGTATAAGCTGATGCCGTTCTCTTGAGCATGCTTTGCGACAAATATATCACTCATATTTATATGTTTAAACATCTTAAGAGATGGAGTGAACGTATCCAAACCAAACGCCATACAGCCAGTCCCGCCGACGTTAACCCTTCGCGTTCTTTGAACGTTCCCCTTGCATGGGAAGGTGGTCTTTCCTCTTGACGAATGGTACTCGCCAGCATTTTTATGAACCAATGATCCATGGTAGCTGACAATGTTTCCAACATGCTTATCTTTAAGAAGTCCTATTGTTCGACTTGTGTACCATTCGGGATAGATTATGTCGTCATCGCAAGTAAAGGCATACCCATTTATCCCATATTTATCCTTCATCTCCTCGGAGCAGAAGTAGAACTTTCCGACATCGCCAAGGTCTCCATAGTCGCCAGACGAAGATGTCTCATATTCGATCTTACCCATACTCTTCGCCCACATCGGAACTTCACTATCTTCATAATTATTGAAGTAGATAAAGAGCCTGTCGACCTGGGGAAGAAGGCTTTCACAGACGAGCCTTAATTCTTTCTTTCGAGAGGGAATCGTTGCGAGACACGCGACCACTTCATTCATCTACACTTCTCCCATTCTTAATGATCACACGATGAGGAGAGAGGTCGTCTTGGTGATATATTGTTTCGTCATGCCACATGCTCTCATACTTCTTCCTCAACTCAGACCCAAACCCAGTTTCATCCCTTTGGGTTAACTGGTCTCCATGCTGTCGGTATAGGTAGGAGTAGGCTCGATACATGCTTAGATGCCCACCCAGCTTCTGAGCTCGGTAGAACATGTCGCTATCTGCGGAGCACGGCCACTGACGAAACATGCCCAGCCTCTCTATCATGTTCCTTGAGTAAGCGTAACATCCGCCTAGAGGATGTATGGACCTCTTGAGCCTTCGTCCTGAAGCATCAATCTTGCAGCTATATGTGTTTACAATAGAGTCATAGTTGTGGAACGACCTGAGAATATCCCTAGATCGAGACGGGGTCCACATGTCATCCACGCCACAGAAAGAAACTGAATCAGAATCAAGAAGACTGAGACCTACGTTTTGAGCACAATATGATCCAGAGTTCTTATCCAGCATCGCAATAGTAAAGCTGCTTCTGGCTTTAGAGTCATAGAAGCATTCTTTGGCAATCTTAAGGGCATCCTTATCCCCATCAACGACCAAGATGATTTGATTCAATGAAGACCACTGGGATGTCAGGCTGTATATACAATTCCGAATGTATCCATGATGTCCATAGATCGGGACAACTACAGCCAAAGTCTTTATGGGCGACACTGTAATCAATTTGTCCTCCTCTTAACTATAGCCACTTCCTTCATGGGAAAGGCAGGCACCACCACATTAACAACATCAAAACACTCCGGAACCACTATGGGTCTATAGAAGCAATGTCTAGCAAGCCTCACCCCGTCCATTAACCTGTTCCAATAACTAAAGACCCCAACGCTACCAATGTTGCTAAAGAACGTACTCATAGCTTCATCGTGAGCATCGTCACTATTAAGGTGAAAGAGCACGTCCATCATAACCACCATATCCATAGGATCAAAGAATCCCTGAATGTCTGACCTCTTAAATGAGGAAACAGGAGAAGGAGGAGAAGAGTTATGCCGCTGTATAACAGGTTGAGCTATATCAATACCGAGGTACTCTGATGGGTTAAGTTGATCGAGTATAGGAAAAATTAAATTGCCATCTCCGCACCCAAGGTCGAGAAGGCTTTCGCACCTTGATGCCTTAAACTCTCTAATTAGAATAGATCTCTTAAATTCGGCCTCATCACCATATGAACCGGCACCAGAGTCTCCCCCAGATGAGTACCTGTTAGACCAATAATCCTTCTCGTTATACATAATGCTCCTAACAAGACGGGGTCCAGCACGGCGTGCCCACCACTGCCTCCGTAACTTTGTATTGGTGATCAGGTGCTTGAGTGGGACAAGTCCTGGCGGAAGAACAATACAATGAACACGGTAAAGCTGGATACCCCTAAATAAAAAAAGGGAGCCAAGAAAACTTGACCCCCTCTTAAATCACCAGACGAACCTATTAGGCGGTGATGTTGACCACTGCAAACAGACCCGGTCGGATTGTCGCGTTTGCATAGCGAGTCATGACACCCATGTCTACACATGCAGTACGAGGATCTCGGAATACACCAAGGTCACTTACTGGAATGTAAGTAGCGTGGATGTGACCAATTTCCTGTGGATTGTCAGACTTAACACCCAATAACAAAGTGTCGGCAGGCATGAAGCGCATTTTCCAGATGTCATAGCGGTGGTTAGCTACGCCAAACTTGTTGCTGTAGGCGTCGATATCGCCACGCACAGAATCAGTTCGGTCAGCGCCAGCACTAGTGATGCTGAAGGCTTGGAGTTGCTCAAGGAACAACAGTCCGTCAGGATCGCCAGCAATCCAGTTAGCACCACGGAAACCGTCAGCATTCTTGAAAATTTCGTTGTCTGCAGTCTGAATCGCGTCATAAAGAGTCTCTTGGTGAATCTTTGGATCCAATGAAGCGTAAACGCCTGCAGGAGTCTGTGACCAGCCAACAGTGTTATTGGTGTTTGCGATAAGCTGATCAATAACCTCGCCCTGCATTTCACGTCGGAGCTCAGTAGCCATGAAGTTACGAAGTCGATCAGACAAAGAGTCGCCGTACTGGCTCTCAAGGTCTTGCTCAGCCTGAACTGTGTATCGAGCCTGAAGTCGCTTACACTCTGCTGTGATAGTAGCAGCGGTCAAAGTGAAATCAACACCATTGCCGTCATTGCAAGAGCTTTGATCTGTTTCACCAGGGCAGTCCGCATAGTTTGGATCAAGACCAGTATTGAAGTCAGTGTTAGGTCCGTAGACTCCTTGGTCCGCCTGCTGGTATCCCATGGTGTGAACGAAAGCAGTTGGGCCGTCCATAGTTCGAACGTCAACAAGCTGATCAATTACAATCTGCTCGAAAACCATGTCCACCATCGCAAGAGACTGCTTGGTGAAAGTTGCGATGTCGTCAGGAACGATGTTCTCCGTAAGAGTAGAAGGAAAAATCCCTCGGTCAGCCTTGAATACGCTGGCAATGTTGCCACGTCGAGCTGTCTCTTGAATGAATCGGTACTGACGCTCCATCGCAGAAGCAACAACTTTCTGCTTCTCAGGACGCTTTGCGCTGATGTACTCACCCCATTTCTCTACGAGCGTAGGGGCATTCTCGTTTAATGCTAAGATACTCATTTTATCCTCCGATTTATGCCCGGTTCTTGTTGATAAGGGCTAGTAATTGTTCGTTAATGTCATTTGTTAAAGGAGCCTCTGCTTCAGTTACTTCTTCAGCAGACTCAGTGACGAGATCGTCAGCAGCGTCAACAACCTCTTGAACCACTGGCGCAGCTACAGGAGTGTTGGCTTCCTCGATCATTGAGAAAAGTCTAGACGCATGAACAGGGACAGCCTCTGGACCAGAGATCAGCCCAGACTCAACGAGAGCATTGAGCTCCTTGCGAACCAATCCAGAGAAACGCTTACCGTCAACAGCCTCTTCAACCGAAACAGCCAAAGCATCACTAAGTTCTCGAGCAATCTTTTCTTCACGAAGAGACTGAACCTCTTCATTAAGAGTGGAGAGTTGCTCCTTAAGCTCACGAGTCTCCGCTTCGCTTAGGTTGGTGCGAGCACGGCTCACATCCATCTGCTCACGAAGAGCAGAAACCTGCTCTGCAAGTTTATTCTCGGTTACAGCTTCTGGATCATCAAAGCTTACAGCTTCCACAATCTTCAGAAGAACCTCTTTCTGGGACTCATTCAGAGTCTCCAGTGGATCACTCTCAGCTTTGACAACAGTAGCCGCCGCTGGAGCTTCTTCCACGATCTCAATATTCTGATCGCTCATTTCTAACTCCTCTACGGCTTCGACAGTCTCCTCTGACTCATCTTGCCGCTCACGTTTTACAAACGTTCCTGCACTAGGAACTCTAACTAAATCATATGTCTCAAGATCGAACTCATGAACAAGCTGGACAGTCCTACCCATGAATCCGGGATTAGCCTCAAGATACTGGCTGCCTTCATCAAGAGTGATTTTCTCAACAAGCCCAGTTCCACGGGAAGATGCACCGATGTCCATACCTGCACGATAGAGGGTAAGAAGATCCCTACCTGCGGCAGTATTGAGCAATGCAAACACGCCCTCTGCCATAGCCGTGTTACCGTCAACAACAGTATCAACAGATACAAGACGAGCAGCAACCTCGAACGTTGACCCAGACTCTGGGTGTCCCAACTCTCCGTCAACAAACTCACCTGATTCAAGTCTCTCTTGTAGCCTAGCATTCTGCTCAACAAATTCCTGAACCTGGTAGATGCGCCGATTCTTGTTCACCACACCTGCTCGACCCAACTCAGATTGTACCGCAGCTATGTAGATGTCTGGATCAAGACTTAGAGTCTCAACATCCTCGACCAAACGAGAACACTGTTTGACAAACTTTTCTGTCAAACTGGTCCTCTGCACACAAACGTCTAATAAGTTTTGCTTTTCCATGATTGATATCTTACCAGAGCAGCGATTACATTAAAACCTTAAATGTTTCAAGGGTTTACCGATAGGCTGGCTACCCATCAAGAAGGCTGGACCAGGAGGGGACAACTACCGGGCCCCTCCCGTTATCAAGGCTAAACTTCTGACGATCTATCCACTTTCCCTTTGATAGGAAGGCTGTTTTCATGAATGATCCAACCGCCTGCTTCAGGATCGAGGTCTTCTTTCTGGATGGGTTCACCTTCTCTATTGCATCAAGCATAGACTTAAGTCTTTCCTTCTGCTTTTTATTTAAAGATGCCCCATCAAGAATTCCTGGTACTGGAATCGCCACCATTACTTCCTTAGGGTCTTAAGTGCGAAGACAAGTGTAGATATCTCCTCTCTATCTAATAGGGATGCATTCTCAGCAATTAGAACTAAGGAGTCCCCCAGACGCTCAAGCTTAGCGCGAACATTGGTGTCGCTCTTGCCCTGTTCAATATAGGAAAGTATCTGAAGTGAAACGGCGGGAGCATCCTCTAACACCTTGTGATCACACTCTTCAGAGTTTAAGGACTCATCATAGCTTGACTGCTGCTTGTCTCTTCGATCATCAGAGGAGTACTTGTCCTCAAACTTATCCTGGACCATTCTTAATGAATAAAACATTTGTCCGCCAGCACTCTGAGGATCTCGCTCCTGCCAGTTTTGAAGCGTTTGGCTAATCATGGACATAAGCATATAGAATGAGGTCTTCGCAGGCTCACCATGCTCCGGCATCTTCTTGCCAGCCTCAATGATCTTTCCCATGTCCTCGATGTACTTCGCAGCAACATCGTCGTCTGTAATCTCCTTGGCCATGTAAAAGTGGAGCATGTCCCCAAGGGTGTGTCGCAAAGCAACAAACTTCATTCCCCAGTTTGCCTCGTACAGTTTGCCGTAGCCCTCATACTTGTAAGCGCCGCCTTCATAATTCTTCATAGATACCTCTTCCTTTTTTGAACTCAGTGGGTGAGGACTCGGCAACAGGTCGTTGTCAGGTCCGTTATATTTTGGATCATCTGGTTTTAAGTTTTTTAGCATCTTAAGAAAAGCTCTTACCCTTCCGAATGCCCATTGAGCCCTAGTGACCCCTGGTCTATGAGATGTGCTAAATGCTCCAGCACCACGAAGCCAGACCTTCTTAAGCATAGGCAGTGTAGATATCTTCCTTTCGTCACCACCCATTGCATCGTTGTGGGCTTTTACTAAACGCTTCAATGCAATCGTAGTCTGCTTGTTGAAGTTGGGCGCAGGGGAACTAGCAGTACCCTTGCCCGTGTTCTTCCCACCTTTTATCCTGTCTCCTGGTGGAGCAGGGGTTCCCTGACCAGCGTCACCCGCTGCCTCTCTCTTTGACTTAATCTTATCGGACATAGACTGGATCCAGCTTCTGCCTTTGCCTTCACCATCGTCGCCCCATAAAAGCCACGCAGTGTACCCCGGTGTAGGAGGGTCAGACCAGTCCCTGCCTTTTGTCAAATTCCTGTCGTCATCATGTCTCGCAAGCCATGCTGCTGCACGAATGATCTTATCGTCTGACCACGTTCCCGTCTTAACCGCATCGGATGCAGACCTAACCGTAGCAGGCTTCAGTCCGTCTCCACTAAATCCATCCTTGTGTAACTCGAGACCCTTCTTAAGAGCTGATATTACATATGCTGGAAGCTTCTGTTCTTCTGTATAGCCAGATGCATAGGCTGCAGTTGCTTGAGCAGAAGCAAGGGCGCGGGCGGACTTCATGCCCTCAACGTCACCAGGGTTGAAAGTATAGCACTTTCCAGAGTCGCCCCATTTATAACCAGGCTTTCCGTCGAGTTCACATGAGATAATAGGCATTTGGTGTTCTCCATAGATACGAAGACATTATAACGCTTGAGGATAAGAAGTGGAAGTAGGAAGGGGAAAGAGGAAGGGAGACCCCCCCACTAAGAGGGGGACTCCTTTCAGTTCTGTTCTACAGGATAGACCAGCACAGAGCATCACTGCTCTCAGAGCTTCCTGCCATTACTGCGCTCAAGTGTAGAGTCACAGACTGGCGAGCCTGATCAAGATCAACGAATGCTGATCCATCAATAGTCATTCTACCGCCGCCACTAACAGTTCCGCCGTTAATCCTGACCTTGTATCCTGCCGCAAGGTTCTGAACCTTAAAGGTTATTGTTGCGCCACGATCAGCTGCAGCAATTGATGTCGGAAGATTCAAGGACACGTCCGAAGAGATAGAGCCTACATCATAAATGTATGCGCCATCCAGGTCTGCAACCGATGAAGGTAGAGACGCGGTCCCATCAAGCAGCCCAGTAGAGCTCTTGACCAATGGTCCGTCAAGATCGTAACCCGTAGGAGTAACGAATGAAGCAGAGCTTCCAGTGCTCTTGTAGAAACCGCTATCAGAGCTGAAGGTGATCTCACCATCGGCATTAATCAACGGCATGAGCCCTTGGTCAAACGAGCCTGAGCTTACGGATGAATCAAAGCCTACAAATACGTTGTCTCCGCCAGGTGTAGAAGAGCTTGCCTTCTGTGCAACACCTGCAGCAGTTGGACTTGCAGTAGCTACAGAGATCTCAAGCTGATTAGAGCCATTGATATCAGTAGTGACGACAGTCCCATCACCAACTACAGCAATAGATCCTGAAGTCGTAACAGCACTTGTGGTGTCCCCGTTCGCATCTTCCAAAGAGATGCTTGTAACAGTACCCTGCTGTCCTGCAGATCCAGCAATAATCTCACCTGAAGAGTTAATTGCTAAAAGGCTGTCAGCCGCAAGGCTTGCAGATGCACTTACCTTAAGCACCTTACCTTGTGCAGATGAACCAACGCCAGTAGCAAGCGTCTGATTTGCCGCGTTTCCGTAAGCGCCAGCACTAATAAAACCGTCGCCCCCAGCAATGCTGAATTGACCGTTGTTATACAGATTGCCCAGGTTACTGTTGGGGTCGGAGACAGTGATAGTATAAGTCGGAGTTGATCCCCCGTCACTGGAAACGCTGACGATCGTGAAGTCGTAGCCACTGCTATTCAGCACTTGTCCGGCCTGGACGGAAGATACGTTTGTCTGTGTCTTTACAGTATCAGCAGAAGGATCAATAGCATTCGAAGAAATGAATTGACCAGAGCTGACTGCGGTCCAACTGACAGCCTTCACCAGGTCGCCTGCGCTTAAGTCGCCCACAACCTCGGCAACATTACCAGAAGAAATGCCTGCGTCGAGGCTGATCCATCCACTGCTTGCAGTAAAATAAGCAGAGTCAAATGCTGCTACACCCGTATTGTATGCAGCCTTATTATCAGCAGAAGAGGCTGTGCCCGCATTACCAATAATGGTTTCTAGGTCAGCACCACCAAGACCCTTGTTCTCTACGCTAGAACTTTGGGCTGAGTACGAAAAGCTGTATCCTGATGCACTTACAGTGTCACCTGACTGCAGGTTACTAAGCGATCCAGAAGAGATGCTTACCTTCCAAGATGACGCCGAGCTGTCAAATGAGATGATTGTACCAGCGACATTACCGTAAGTTCCGGTAGAGCTGAAGCTTGCACCTGAATATATGTAGTTGAAGTTCGCATTAGTTGAGAACTCCATAACCGGAATTGAAATTCGACCAAGAACCTCACTCTGACCAAGAGAGTCATCCAGCCTTACGATGGCTCCAGCATTAACACCTGTGTCTTCGACAGCGGCAGTACCGAGACCCAAAGAGGTTCGAACGGTGGCACCAGACTCTGCAACAATATCACCATTAGCATCACCAACAAGGAACGTCCCGTCGGCGATGGTTAATCCAGCGATGTCGTCAAGAAGAGCATTCTGAGCCTGAGCGCCCAAATTGCTTCGCGCCGTAGCAGCGTCCGAGGCACCTGTACCACCATCGGCTACAGCGAGATCGGTAATGCCTGTGATGCTGCCACCAGTAATAGATACAGCGTCAGAGTCTTGAGTAGCAATTGTGCCTGCACCAATTACGGTACGAGCAGCCGACGCATCAGCAGCAGTAATAAGCCCAACCATTGGGGCAGTGCTGGAGCCTGTACCGCCGTTAGCAACAGGAAGAGTCCCACTTACGTCTGAACCCAAGTCGACAGAGCTCTGAGTCGCAAGAGATCCTAGCCCCAGGTTAGAACGAGCAGAGCTTGCACTATCGAGATCACTTAAGTTGTTAGTCTTAAGCAAAGCACCAGTAGCATTAGCAGCAACAACCCAGCCAGTTGACGGAGTTGTTCGATAGATCATAGTGTTTCCAGCATTGCTGGAGCCACCCTCGATGAATACGTGAGCACCTGCAGTAGGAGCACCAGTATCAGGGGACGTGGAGTCCCATGCCGACCCGTCCCACTCTACGATGTTGTTTGAGAGTGAAGACCATGCACCGCTACCACTCGCGCCCACAAGATAACGATCCCCTGTAGAGGGAGTTGAAGGGGGGTTGTCCTGTTGAGTAAGAACAGAGGCGAACCATTCGCCGCCACCTGCAGCTACAGCATCAAGAACATACTGCTTGTTGGCTAATGCATTGCTGGCAGTAGCCGGAGACCCGTCAAACAACGAGCCCTTAATGTCGAAGTTATGAACTCCAAATAATCCGAAAGACATCAAATACCTCCATTAGGAAATGATATAATAGTTAGTGCCGTCAGAAACCAAGTTGACGGCGGAAAATTCATTTTCGAGATCTATATAAGTCTCATCGTCGATCCGTCCCGTAGAAACCAAAACCCGGACACGGTTAACGTCAGCACCTGCTGTGTTTTTAATATAATATAGCACCCCAGTTGAAAGAGATGGAGCAGGCAGATTAACACTAATCAGCCCAGCCGTACTGTCAACTAGAAGCGCGGTCTGAGATGTAGGCAAGTTGTACGGACTGTCTGCCGCAGTAATGCTGACAATCGACAACGTTCCACCACCGCCTCCTCCGCCGCCTCCCCCTCGGAAGGAGCCCTTAAACATTACTTAACTCGCTGGAGGAACGTCGTACCAGAGTTCCATCTGAATCTCAGGGGTACCGCTCTCCGCCTTCAGAAAGAATCTGGTTACGTTTGGATGACTACTACACCTGAGCTCCACGCTTGGACCATTCGGGATCACAACATTATATGCATCGGCTGGCGTTGGACTTCCTCCGGAAACATAAAATGCAACTCGAACTCTCTCTGCTGCAGTAGTTGAATTATTCAACAATGCTACAGACTTAAGGAGCCCCCTCTGATCCCCATCAGGGTCCTGAGCAATCCCGTCCGCTGCACCAGCATAGGCTGCAGTACGAAGATCGATCTCAGTGTACGATGCGCTGCTAACCGTAATGGTTCTCAGCAGTCTGTTTGCGCCCGGCTCATCTGTTGTCGGGATATGCCCGCGCCAGTATGTCGCTAATGATGGTAGTGCCATTGTTCCTCCGATGATTTTAAATTATCATTTGACTTGTAGTGTTTATACCCATTGAGAAAATTATAATTCCTCTGAGAACTTCAATCCCTTAATCTGCATCACTGCAGCAGGAAGGCATTCTGTTTGATTCTTAACCTCAGATGGAAGCCCTGAGTCAGACCCTGGACCGTACTGAGAGTTTGCGATTGCCTGAGAGCCCATGTACGCAACGTTAGATGCACCCTCGTAACCCACAAGGCGAACAGGGCACAGTCCGTGAGGATCGCTAAGGGCTGGCTTAATGTTCCCTCCATTCGGGGTCATGTTGTGCTGCGTGCCAGATACTGTCTGCATGTTATTGCCATCGAATCCAAGTGCAAGCACCGGTCCGTTGAGCCCTATGGAAAGAACCCTCTCCACCAGCTCTTGCCAACTCACCTTAGAGCGAGCACTGTTTTGTGCAGCGTTCGTTACATGATCGTTGACGTTGCCTCTCTGAGCATATGAGTTCATTACCCATGTCCCAGAGCCTCCCGAAGTGATCTCGGATAGCGCAGAAGGTCTCGGAGCATAGGATACATCCCAAGACTTTCTTGGCTTATGGTTTCTTCTAGACTTTCTTCTTCCGCTCAAGGAGTCAAACAGGGAGCTTCCAGCCTCGAGATTATATGAATACCCTAGCTCAAAGTCTGGGTTGGAAAGATCTATCCTCTGACCTGAAATCATAAGACCAAGCTTAAGATAGTTATCTGAATGATTGCCTCCGCACAGGGTTATTCTGATATTCTTATATCTGGAGTTAGACCCAGATCCCAAGCCTGTTCCCATCATGTTGTAAAAGTCAGGAGTGTTTGAAGCCATTCTGTCACTAATGATTGCCATCGACCCAGGGGTTATTTTCGATGAAGCTACTGCAGAAGACAGCGTGTCTGCGAATATGCTAGATATCGACCTATCCAACGTCAAATAGTCAGAGCCATTGTCCAGAATCTTAAAGTAGTAGGTAAACTCCATGTCGGCAGACTCAGCTATCTTTGTCTCCGTCAGTACGTTTATGGCACCATTATCATTAAGGGTAGCCCTTCTATCCACAACCACTAAGTAGAAGTTCTCATTACTTTGAGACTTATACTGTGAGGGTCTAAATGGAGGGCTATCGTTCCTAGATCCCGTAAAGTAGACAGTATTTGGGGATCCCGTTTCTATCCTCCATGATGGCTTGTTGACGTTTAAATAATTCGAACCGTTGTACTCTAGTGTTGCACCGCTTGACTCTAGAACTATAAGACCACCGAGATATGGAGGGGTTACGTTCCATATTGATCCACCCCATTCGACTACATTATCAGCCAGTGATCCGGCCCAAGATCCAGACGGGTTTGATACCAAGTACCTATCCCCAATAGAGGGGGATGCAGGAGGTGCAGAGGACAGTGATATTACACTTTCCGTGTTATCTTCATCCGGGCTTAGCAGTGAATACTTAGCAAACGACTGCAGGTACACGGGCTTATAGAACATGTTTGGCTGAACTAGCTCGAGCCAACTAAGCGATCCCACATAAAGATGCCACTGAGACGTAGATGCTGGATTCTTAACTATGTCGCCTCGTGAGGGGTTAGAGAATACCCATGAGAACGTTCCGCCAGAGAATGTCCATGTTGCATATCTCCCAGACTCACCAACCCATAACCCGGTAGGAGTCGTGCCCACTACGTACTTATCCAATGCCGAAGGTCCAGAGGGCGGAGTGTTCAGCACGTCCAGTGCAGATGAATCCTGGTTGTAATAATTGAACAGAAGACTGGATGGGTCTCCAGGAGAGCAGAATAGCATCGTAAGGTCCGGCTGAGATGCTGTATTATATGTTCCAAACGTTAAAGAGTTTGAAAAGTCGACCCTGACACTAGAAGTGTTTAATCCAAACAGCGACACAGCCTCAGGATTAATGCCCACATCAGACTTTAATTCAATCTGGTAGGTGGGAAGCTTTGAGTTGTTGAAGCTGCTAGATGTGTTCTCTGAGGTTACCGAAAAAATCAGCTCCTCAACTGGGCTCCTCCATCCGTCTTTTACCGGAGACTCAAGCGCAGCAAGAACAGGGAAGGACGACTTACCCTCATAGGAGAACGTTGTTTGACCTGTGGCTCTCCCTCTAAAAGACAACTCAATCCCATTGTCTATCATCTGTGGAGACGGTCTGCACGATGGAGGTCCCATTGGGGACATCTGCCCCCCGTTGTAAAGCCTAAGGAAGTCAAACTGGGGCTCATTCTTTATTCGAAGCGTCTCAATGAAACTGCTCATTCCTATAGGAAAATCCACCTGATTCACATAGTCTTCTGCAAAGCACGGCTCAAATATCAAGAAAGATCTAGACATCTGAACAGCCAAAAATGAGCACTTGGTTGCGTTTGATGTTCCGGTAGACGTATCCTGAATACCAAACTTTATCCCTTCTTTAATTGATGTGCCACCATCTCGATCTTGATTCTTCGGAAAGATCGTTGTTGCCTGAACAACTGAACCTCTAAATCCATTAAGCATGTCTGGGTCAGCATATCGGTCCCACTGTCTTGCAAATATGAACGGAGTGAACCCGTCTGAGTTGTTATCCCCTAGAGGCTTAAGACCCCAAATGATCTCATAGAATGGAACCTTCTCATCTTCGTCTGATCCATCACCATCATCTGAAAACTGTATCTCAGAATTAGATATCATCGGGTACACTGTGCTGGATCCGCTCCATCTTGGATTAATTAGGGAAAAGTAAACGTTCCCACCGTCTCTGGATATCGAAAGACCCATTGAGAGATATGGCAAGATGGTCGTTGTGTCCTTGAGAGAGATGTCCACTGAGCACCTCATTGAACTTGCATCAGCGTTTGAAGAAGAGTCCCCCCTAGAGCCGCCATACTGGATCTGAACCACCGCTCTTTGAACAAATGAAAGTGCGGACTTGCCCTCTTCATACACTAGCCCACCCGAAGTTTTTAACGCCTCGCCGTTCGCATTCGGGAAGCCGAACATACCGTAGTGCTGGGTAGACAAAAAGTCGTTATTGAAATCATATGTGACATCCTGAGACGATGACGCCGTCAACTCATACTTCTTTGCGTAAGTAGTTGATACGTCCTCATCAGTGGATACCGAACCATAAGTACTGGATGTGGACTCGTGATCCCATCCCCAGTAGATTGGATTCTTAGCGCCAAGAAGTGATACCTGAAAACAGTTGGATCCAAATATCTGACAGTTGTCTTTTACGCCTACACTTATTCCTCCATCAACCGCCTCTAGCGTAACCGGGAAAGAGTCATAGACATTTGCCAGCGTTGCGCCCGGTGAATATGGCGTAAGGTTTAGCCGATATCGAGTGGGGTTATTTTGGGTCGTTATACTCGTCAACTCGAACCTCATCGCCTCCGATCCAGGAGTAATCCCTGTGATGGAGAATGTTACATAACGAGTATTTGAAAATGAAATCGATGTCCAATCCTGGAATATGTCGACATGACTGCCGCTCGAGGCGTCTACGTAGTTTTGCTGTAACCCGGTCGAGGTGTCAAAGAAGACCTGACCGTCTTGCTGTCCCTCTTGCTGGCTTCCGGGAACCCCAAAACGATTAGTGACTGTCTTCCCGTATGCACCATAGCATGCCTCAAAGCGCCTGAGCTCCGTGGGTAGCCTCACATTTAATGGCTGCACTCCATCCGACTTAATTAAATACACACCTCTAGTCATTGCCGCCTTTTGAATTAAACGAGCGTTAACATACGTCAAAGAGTTGGGACTGTCTGAAGGCGTCCTCTCCCATGACTCACAGCTAATTGTCACAACCTCGCCCCGATGCAAGGTGGTCGCAACATCAATTGGTCCCTGCATCAATATGGGGCCTCCGCCATAAAGCTTTTGCGGAAGAGCTTCAGATCCTGGGTCCCTTATTCCTGAAAAGTAGGCCGAGCCAAGATAACCTCTGTCAGTAGAGCTAAACGTTGGGTCGACATTCTCAATGGCTTTATAGGTAACGGACAAATAGTCATACATAGATTCTAGATCCTCGTATGTGTTATCCCTCCTGGTTCCCACATAAGGTAAAGCCATCCCAAATCTGCTTATGGCTGCTTGGATTGGCTCTCCATATGAATAGATTAAAGAAGACAAGCTTGGCGCAATCTCTTGCCCAGTAGACCCAAAGGCTATTTCATCTACACTCAGGGTTCTCTGCATAACGTGGCAGCCCTGTGGATTCCCAGGACCACCAATATTCAGAGTGCAAACTGAAACCAGAACATATCCCTCTGGGGTCATGCATACACTACCACTTAAACAATAAACGCTCTCATCGATATGCGTCCTGTATCCAAAAGGATAGTTCACAGTCGTTGAGGACGCCTCTGAAAATCTGATCTGATTCTTTCCTCCGCCCAGCCTTTTCTCTGATGACCAAGAAACTCCGTCGTCGGTGACAAATATCGAAACAACGCTTTCACTTAAGTCCGCGAGACCGTCCGGCTGTGTGCTTGACATTCCCCTGTTGCCTATTGAATTTGCCGTAAGCAATAGCACCAATCTTCCTGAGTCGGTTATGCAGGTGTCCACATTTGAAAACTGCTGAAATTCAATAGACGACCCGAACTGAAGGCTCATTATCTCATTAGCTGAAAATGTCACCCCACGGTCGTCACTTGTCAATGAGTACAGCTTATCTGCCATGGCAACCACAGCAACAATCCTCCCAGACGGAAGAACTTCTGCGGAAAGAGAAAGAGGTATTCTATAAGAGTCTATTCCTGAAATGTCGGAGTCTTGCTCTCCTGCCAGAAACCCATCATACTTGTTTAGCTGAAAGTAGGACCTCCGGTCCACAGATGAACCGGTTGTTAGTCCTGACGAGAAATTTGCATATGAGTCCATGCTTGACGTTAACTCGTCTACACACAAGAAGGATGAATTATCGATAGAGTTTATTGCTCTTCCTCGATAGCCGCAATATATGAGAAGGACCTCCTCCGTGTCAGGAAACTGAACCATTGAAACGCCTGTGCATCCTGAATAATTTAGTCCAGTTGCATCCACGTCCAAGGAAGAGTTCTCTCCTACCTGTACAGGGTAAGAAGCATTCGCCGTACTCCAGAATCTGTCCTCATTGAGACTTAATCTAACTTTGATGTTCCCCTCTGGGGTGTCTGATGGTCTATTCCTGAAGGTGTTTATGGCAAATACTATTCCACTGTTAGTTGTTCCTGGAGCCGGATCTACAGGCCCGCTTCCTTTTGGATTTACCGTGAACTGGTTCAAGCTAAGATCAACGTCCACAATCTCATAGTAAGTAGGGCGAGACGTTCCGCTATCTGCCGAAAAGTAGCGTCCAACTTGAATTTCAATTCTATTAGTCTGACCCAAAACAAAGGTAACCACATTGTTTGTAACGTCGCTATACACAACATCCCAGGATGTGCCTCCACCGCTGCCTGTTGCCCTTAGCGTATTGTCAAGCATACTGCTTTTAAACGTCCACATCCAAGGCGGGCAGTAAGAGTCGAGATAAACGGAAAGAAGGTTACCGTTCTTGAGGGAAAGTAAAGATGGGCGTGTATAGCATTGGGACTTTGAATTAGATGCATCGTAAAAGTCGTATTCAAGAGAGAATGGAACCTTGTTGAAATAGTTTGGAGTTGTTCTCATCTGGTAGCCGTTGTCGGATCCAGGCTCAAGGTCCCTCTTATAAGTAAACTTGCTTCTATTTGACGCGCCGTCCGTCTGAATAAATCCAGACCCACTTGTCTTCCTTGGACTCACCCCCGCCTTGTATACATAAGCAGACTGATTGCTGGTGTCCTCAGAAAGCGTCGCCTCAACTGTCCCAGATGCTGTGATTGAGATGTCGCCACCTGACGAAGAGTCTATCTTTACACTTGGCTCAAGCGATCCCTCACCATACATCTCAGTCTTCGTTGACTGATTAACACCCGATACTGTAGGCGGTGTCGTTACGGACTTCACCGACTCGACCTCCGAAGACTTTAAGTTCTTATCCTGAAGTATCGCGTATCTTCTATTGTATGATGACATATTTAGCCTCTAAGTTTATGACTGCCGGATCAGCGGTGCTCCACCTATACCACGAAAACCCATAAGGTTTTGAGAGGAAGGCTTGGAGCCTGGACCAGCAACACTTATCGAACCAATCAAGAAGGGAAGCAATGCTGCGGCTGCTTGACCGAGACCGTTCGCATTCGGATTGATTCCAACATTTACATTTAAATTAGGTGCAACACCCGCACCAGAATTTATCGCATCTATGGCTGAAGGTCCACCGATATTGGATACGGCCGATCTATTGAGAACAGCTTCACCGGTTTGGAGTAAAGCAGGTACATCGTCAGACATTGAAGCCCTGAAGTTTCTTCGAAGAGTATCTCCAACCATGCCGCCGTCAAGAAACCCTTGAACTCCCGCTGCTCGGTATTGGCTTGCAAGGGACTTGTTTTTCATTCCGGATGTGACGTTGCCACCTGTGTGAAAGCTGATTCCGAATGGGTTTTTCTCGAGAAACTCAGATACGCCCAGGGTTAAAACACCTCGTGCGACTCTACCTACGGTACCCCCTCCTGACACAACGTCCCCGACCTCCGAAAATATTCTTTTAATGCCATCGCCAAGAGACTTCAGTATCCCGATTGATAACGCTTCTGCAATGCCTCTGAAAACACCAAGAAGTATTCCCGGAAGACCCCTGATTAACGCGAATAGTCCTCGAGCAAGCGCCTCTATAATCCTTGGTATCAGTCTGATTATCGCAGCAATGATATCCGGCAATGCATCGACAACCTCTTGAACCAAAATCTCAAAGAACTGAGGAAAGTATTCTCCGAAAGCATCGAGTGCTTCTACGAGACCCTTAACCAAGAGAGGGAATACCTCTGGCAGTTTCTCTGTTACAGTCTGGAAGAACTGAGTCACAAGGGGTCCGAGTTGCTCTGCGATTCTAAGTGCAGCCTCTACGGACCTATTGATCTCTTCTTCAAGCCTCTCTGCTGCGGTCTGTGGCTCATCGCCCTGCTGACTTCTGAGTAGTGCAGCGAGAGCAGCCTGCTCCTGTGCAATCTGGTCATTGGATGCACCGCTTCTTTGTAGTTGAGCAAGGGTAGCTCTCTGAAGTTCGAGTGCCTCCTTCCTGTCTCTCCTGTCCTCTTCATCTGGAGTATCTGCAAGGACGCCTACTGCTGCCCCTAGAGATCCAAGAAGCCTTTCGACAGGTGCAGCTATCGCGGTACCAATTGGCGTAAGGATATCTCCGATGGTCTTAACGAACAAGTTTGCGACAGCGAGAACGCCTTCTCCTGTTACTCGAACAAATAGGTTTGCCGCACCAACGATTCCACCAGCAACACCTCGTATGAATCCGCTCTCATTGTTAAGATTTATAAAGAACTTGTCACGGAGCTTTGCATCAATCAGATCCCGTCCAGCCTGGAATACTGCAGGAAGTTTCGCTACAGAGCTGCCGATTGCGCCAGATATCTTTTCACCGAAATTGAAACTAAGATCACCAACAGCTTGAAATGCACCATCAAAAATCTTTCCGGGAGCTAACTCGGTCTCATCAGCCAACTCTCGTATAGAGTCCTTTAGAGACACCGCTGCCGCCGCAGCATCGACAAGATTGATTGCCATTTGAGCCGTTGGTCCCACAGCCTTCTTAACACTGTCGTCTAAAGAATTAAGGAACTCTTCTGCTTCTGGAGTGTCCTTCAGGGACTCCTTTAGCGCCTTCACTCTAGTCTCTATTAGCTGCTTGGCTTTATTTATCTCCTCTGCCGTCCCAGAGCTGATGGCGATATTGAAGTCTGATATAGCGACCCTGGCAAACTCAG